GCATCGATGCGTAGACGTTGGCGAAGGTGAACGTCCAGGCGCCCGGCGCGCCGCCGACCGTCACGTTCGCGCCGGCCGTGAGCGGCGGCAGGAGCCGGACCGCCGTCTGGACGGTGGCGGTGCTCGCGCCGAACGCGATGGCGCCCGTGGTGTAGCCCTCGAAGGTGAGGGTAAAGGTGCCGCCGTCGGCCGTCGTGGTGAACGTCTGGATCTCGTTCTGCGTGGTGAGCCGCGAGCCGCGGGCGAGGATGCGCCAACGGCGCTCGACCATCGCGCTCCCGGCCGTTTCGTAGATGTCGGACACGGCGCTCTTGGTCGCGCTGTTGATGCCCAGCTCGGCGGTGAACGTCAGCGCCTTGCGGCCGGAGTAGCCCCAGCCCGAGCCGTAGTCCACCGACCCACCGTAGGCCCGGCGCACTCGGTTCAGTTCGCTGTTGACCTTGAACGACTTCAGGCTGGCGTTGGTCGCGCTGAGTGAACCGTAGGCGGTCGACGTCGTGCCCTCGGAGAACAGGGTCATGTGCCCCTCGAGCGTTTCGAGCGGCGAGTACGGCGACAGGCCCGCGGTCAGGTTGGACCGCTGGCGGTAGAGTCCCTCGACTCCGGCCGTGAACTTCCACGGGGCATTGCCGGGAGCCGCGAGGGCGTCGAAGCCGATCTCCAGCGAGTTGGCGATGCAGCCGACGGCCCGCCACTGGTCGGCCGTCGTGCCGACCACGCCGCCTTCGATCGTGTAGCGCTTGACGGTGTCGCTGGTCAGGTCGAATGGATAGTCCCAGGTGTAGGCGCCCGCACCCCCGCCGGGGGCGGCGTCGAACCCGGCGTGCATGGACAGGATGTCGATGAAGTCCTCGGCCCGGACCTCGCCCGCGAGGCTGAGGCTGGTACCGCGCAGCCCGTAGGTTCCGCGCGACGGCTGGCCGATGGCGTTCTCGCCGTAGTCCTCGTCGGGGGAGACGGGCGAGCGATCCTCGTCGATGACCACTCCGGCGTCCACCGGGATCAGCATCTTCGCCGTGGCGGGCGTGACATCCGCGGCCTGCTGGGCCAGTTGGACGATGTTGAAGACGGCTTCGCTCACGGTGGCCTCCTACAGGCTATTGACAACGTAGCCGTAAGCGGCTATGTTGATTGGGTGAAACAGACATTCGCAGTCAGCTACCGTTCCCTCTTCCAGACCGAGATCGCGCCGCTCGCGTCCTCGTGGGACGAGCTGGTAGTCGCGCTCTCGCAGCATCGACGAGCGCAGCGCAAGGAAGCCGGGCCATGCTGGTCGCCGATCATCCCGAAGGGAGAGCGCCGGTGTAACGCGGCCGTCGCTGCGATCACGGCATTCGTCCTGGACGTTGACGACGGCTTGCCGTTCGAGGCAGTCGCCGAGCGCCTGGCCGGCCGGGAATGGATTGCCTATTCGTCGTGGTCGCACTCGCCCAGGCATCCGCACTACCACGTCGTGATCCGGCTCCCCGAGCCGATCCCGGCGGCCGAGTGGCCGAACGAATACTGTCGGCTGCACAAGGAGATCGGGCATTCGGCTGACATGCTTCCGGCCCCCGCTCACGCGTACTTCCTCCCGCAGCACCCAGCCGGGGCTGCGTGGTTCGTGGCCCGCTCAACCGACGCGGTGGTATTCGGCGGGACTTGCAATGACCGCAACATGCGCGTCACCGCTGCCCTTGCCGCGTACCACCGCATCTGTGAGCGGGAGGGTGCGCGGTGACGCTCATCGAGGCTGCGGCGGTACTCGGCATCCGGGCGGACACGCTGCGTCGGCAGATCAGCCTCGGCAAGCTCCGGGCCACCAAGAAGGGCCGCGACTGGCATGTCACGCCCGCCGAGGTCGAGCGGTACCGGGTGGAGCATCGGACACGGTAGGCCTCCTACAGGGCTTCGATGTACTCGTCGATCACGCGGCGGATCTCGATGACGGTCGCCCCTTCTCCGCGAGCGCTCTGGTATGCCCGCGCTACGAATGGGTTTGGCTTGATCCCCTTCACTCTCGGCAGGACGTAATGGCGCCCGTGCGACCAGAAGGCGAGCCACGGCTTGCTCCGCGGCCCGTGATCCTGTGTCCCGCCGACGATCATGTGCCAGAAGAACGAGTCCTTGGTCTTGTGGTGGCCGACGACGGCCGCCGGCCGCTGGCGCTTGGCGGTGCGGGCCCACACGGCGCGCTTGAGGCCGGGGTACGGGGCCGCGGCGACAAGCGCCGGCTTCATCGCCTTGGCGCCCGCGCCCATCGCCTGCTGAAGCACCTTCTTGACGTTGGGATCGTCGAGCCGGGCGAGCATCGCCTGGACTTCGGGCAGCCCGCGGATGTCGACGGCAATGCCTTCGTAGTACCGAGCGGTCCGTGGCATCAGGGCACCATCGTCACGTTGTCTTCCGTCCAGACGTGGACGGTGATCGTGATCGCCTCGTACATGATGTCGGCATAGCGGGCCATCCCGATCTCCCAGTGCATCGGGATCGCCTTCTTGACGCCGACCACGCCGAGCTTCGTCTGGCCCGCCAACTGGGCGAGCAGGATGCCGACCCAGTCGAGGAGCGAGGCATACTCGCGGGGGATGTCGGCCTCGCTCTTGGAGTAGTAGAACGTCACCTTGAACTCGTGCTCGCCGAGCATCACCCCGGGCGGGAACGTCACCTCGCCCGAGTCGGCCCATGCCACGACGAACGGCGTGTTCGGGATGGCGTTGGGCGGGCGGGCCGTGGCCGCGGTGATGTTCTTTCGCCCGGCCGGCGGGGTGACGAGGCCAGGCGCGTACCGGGCGGCGAGCGCATCGGCGATCGTCAGGAGGTTCACCCGACGGGACCCGCCACGCGGTATGCCTTCAGCGTTGCCCAGTCGGCCGCCGCGATGTAGCGCGAGACGACCGGCGCGCCCGTCTCGTCGGTGCCCACGATGTCCGTCTGGCCGCTCTGGCGAGCCTGCCAGGAGCGGACGACGGCCGTGAGCGCGACGCCGATCAGGTCGTCGGGGATGGCCGGCCAGCCGAGCACCAGCTTGGCCCGGACGGTCGAGAAGCCGGGCGGGAAGTACCACCAGCCGCCCGACGGGAAGTCGCTCAACTCGATCCGCGTCGCGGGCCAGCCCGGCGCCCGTTCCTGCGGGAGCGGACGGCTGAAGTAATCGGTCACCGCGAGGACGGTGAACGAGCCACCCGTCTGCTGCGCGACCGCCAGCTCGGTGATGCCGCGGTGATCGATGTAGATCGTCCGACCACCGTTGCCGTCGAAGTAATAGGTGACCGTCTGCGGCGTGCTCGTCAGGACAACGGTGGCGGTGCAGGGGGCCACGGTCAGGTGCGCGGCGTCCGCGGTCATCAGCGCTTGGGAGAGCCCGGCGAAGACGCCGATGAACTCGACGGCGTAGGGGCCGTCGCCGGTGACGGTGACGTTCGCCCCGTTGATCGTGGCGAGCGCGCGGAGCGCGAGCTGGAGCGTCGCGCCGTCGATGTTCCACGCGAGGTCCGTCGTCGTGCTGCCGTTGAACGTCAGCGTCCAGTGGCCGCCCGTGACGTTGCCGACGGACTTGGCGAGCGTCACCGTCTGGATCTCGTTGGCCGACGCGACGCCACCTCCGACCGGGCGCGGGGCAATGATCCGGCCGCAGCCCTGCGGGCTCTCGATGAACTGGTTCACCTGGTCGCAGAGCGACGAGATCAGCGCGTCGTCGGTGCTGTCGAAGGTTCCGGACAACCGCGCCTTGACGCCGGCGAGAGTCGCATAGGAACCGATCGCTGTCGTCATCGTGACCATCCTTGCGCGGCGGCGTGGCCGTTACTAGGCTGCAAAGCGGCAGACATCACAGGTCGAACCTCGCCTTCCACGATCTGACGGTGCGAGGCGAGCGGTCGAGCCGTTCGGCGATCGCCTCCACTGTCGGCTCGTGGCCGGACGCCAAGATGGCCGTGACGGCCGAGTCGTACATGGCGCGGGTGTCGCGGGCGTCGAGCGCCGGACGGCCCTGCCCTCCGTCGTGGCCTGCGGCCGGCACGGCCAGACCCCGCTGGATCCACGGCACTGCAGCGGCTCGGCCGCAGTAGTCGCAGTACCCCGGCGGGGTCGGGTGGTGGCACCAGCCGCAGACGACGCGCATCGCTTAGAGCGAATAGACGAGGTTGCGTGAGCCGGAGTGCAGGACCGTGATGTTCGACGCTCCGGCCATCGTGATCCGGAGCCAGCCCGTCCACGCGACGTCCCAGAGGTAGAACGTCCCGACGGCGACGTTCACCGGGAGGACGGCGATGGTGGCCGTGGCGTCGGTGATCGTGATGACCCCGTTCGCCGTCGTGTTGATCTGGATGCCATGGAGAACACCGGAACCCTCGGCGATGATCGCGTCGGCAGCACAGCCGATCGTGACCGTGTCGGAGCCGCCGACGGCGGTCCAGCCCCCGCCCGTGATCGACGTGATGCTGGCGAACCACTTCGTATAGGTCGTCGTCGAGTCGGCGACCGGGACGCAGACCTCGGTGATCGCCTGACCCGCGAGGTTCTTCCCGACAACCGTGATCGTGCCAAGCGGGTTGTCCGTCCCGGCCGCGACGGTGGCGTGGGTGATCGTGATGAGGCGGGCGGTTCCCGTCTCGGGCATCGTCGTGGCCGTCAGCGTGTAGGCCGTGTTCTTCATCACGCCGTTGCCGATCACCACGAAGCGGTCGGCGTCGGCGATCGCCGGCTGGATGCCGTTGAGGGTCGTGTAGCCGTAGCCTCCGGCCATCATGCGCCTCGCTTCTCGCCGGGGGCGGCGGTAGCCTGCTCGATCCTGGGTTCCGTGGAGCCGGGGGTCTCGTGCGTCACCGTGAGCGGCGCGAACCAGTCGGGGTTGCGCTTGACTGCCGGGTGGTCCGACCAGAGCGTGTCGCCCTGGCGCACGACCAGCGGCAGGGGGGAGTCCGGCATGGCGGTCACGCCGGACGTGATGGCGACGAGCAGGGCCCGCTCGCCAGTGGCCTTCGCCATGTCGGTTCTCCTCGGGGTGGGTGCGGGGACCGGAAGGCCCGGCCCCCGCTGCTGGACTAGGACTTGACGAAGAGGCGAAGCCCGCCCGTGGTCGCAGCACCGACTGCACCGCGGGTGGCCGCCGAGTTGCGCCACATCGCGTAGATGGCCCTCTGCCCGGTCGTCAGGATGCCCTGCGCCGCGCCGAAGACGTGCGGGATCAGCTCGATGTTCATGCCGACGCGGTCGACGATGATGAACTGCTTCGGATCGCCGAACATCGCCCAGAGGGTCGACACGGTGGACGGCGTGTTGGGGACCGAAGGCGTCTCGACCACGGGGTAGCCGAGGAGCTGGAGGCCGGTGTTCCCGAAGCGGTTGCTCGCGGGGTTCCCGACTCCGCCGTAGTACTGGCCGTTGAACAACTCGCCGTTCACGGCCTCGAATGCCTGAGTGGTCCGGATCATGCCGCGGGACATGAACCAGTGAGCGTTCATCCGCCAGCGCAGCGGGAGCGCCGCCTCGGCGAAGTAGTAGTCGACCTTGGCGACCGCGGCGCCGGACGTGTCGAGCAGGGTCCAGAAGCCGTTGGTCGTGCCGTGGACGCCACCCATGCCGAACGGCTTGGATCCGCTGCCGTCACCGATGGTGAAGAGCTCCTCCTCCTCGGTGTCCTTGGCCTCGCTCAGGAGCTGGGCGATGCTGGATGCGAAGTCGGGACGGTCCTGCTCGGTCTCGATCGAGAACGTGACCTGCGCCTGGACTCGCTTGACGGTGATCTCCTGCGTCTCATAGGTCGGCGCGTTCTCGGTCGTAGCCGCGGCCTCGGTCGTCCGGGTGGCGACCACGGGGCCGGAGGCGACGGACTTCCAGACGTTGGCGCCGACGAGCTGCTCGACGGTGCAGTACTGGCGGTAGGGGTTGATCGAGGTCCAGGAGCCGATCGGGACGATCGTGGGATCGAACTGGTAGGGCACCATGTACCCGCCGGTCGTCGTGGTGCCGACGACCGCGTTGGCGACGCGCTCCTCCTCGGGACTCATCGCGGCACCGAGGAGCCGCTTGTTGAAGGCCCGCCGGTAGACCGGCGACCCGGTGACGAGGATGCGCTGGGCCAGTTCCTTGTGGGGCGTGTCCCTGTAGTCGAGGAGGTTCGCGATGTGCGTGCGGGCCTCGTCCGGCCGGGAGGCCGGGTGCGGGTAGGACGCCTGCTCGACAGAGCGCATCGCGTTGTCACGGAGCGCGCCCTGCCACTGCTCGGTGGAGCGGTAGTGGTACGGCGCCATGTTGGCCGGGTCGTAGATGTCCGTCTCAGTCTTGGTCCGGATGATGCTCGGAGGCGTGTACCGCTCGACCTTGTTCTCGTCGGCGGCGTACTCCGCGAGGCGCGCCTGGCGGCTATCCCACGCGGCGATGTCGCGCTCGAGCGTCTCGAGTTCGGCGTTGTCGGCGTCCCACGACGCCTGCGCGTCGGTTGGCAGGACGCCGGGGTACTCGATGGCCTGGCGCGCGAGCGCGGCCTTCAGCTCGGTCACGCGCGACGACTTCTCGTCGCGGGTCACGTATTCCACGGTGGACTTCCTTTCGGGTGTCGGGATGGTCGGTGGGGCGACCGTCTCGCGGCGTTCCGGCTCGGGGTGCGGCTGGGCCGCGGCGCCGACGGAAGGTGCGTCCGGGTCGATGTAGTTGACGAGGTTGCGGAGGTGCTCCGGGTCAGCGGTGATCCCGCTGAGGCGGAACTCGTCGGTCAGGGATCGGAGGCTGGCGCTGGCCTGCGCGTAGGCCGGCCAGGTGACGGGCCCGAGCTCGAAGAGCCGAGCCTCGGTGATCGTCCGCTCGGGCAGGCCCTCTGGGTTGTGGGGTCCAGCCTTCGGCTTCGGATTGAAGTCGTCGCGCACCACGCTGAAGCGATGGGACGATCCGTAGACGCCCTTGCGGAGACCGTCGACGACGAGCTCGGGAAGCCCATCGAGGATCTGCCCGCGGGCGAACGGGCCGCTGGCGTCCTCACCTGTCTCGTCGGTCGAGGCGATGATCTTCTCGCCGATCTGGGGGTCGCGGCCATGCTGGAACATGATCTTCGGCGGGCTCTCGGCGAACGTCTTGCGGTAGGCGCCCTGCCGGAACCGCTCCATGAAGTGACCCTCAGTCACGGAGTCGATCTCGGCCCATGCGTCGGCCGGGGCGAGGCGGATCGTCAGGGTGCGGCCGTCCTCCGAGGAGATGCCGGACTGCATCGCCCGGAAGAGGTCGTCTTTCGGGGGTCGGGTCGGTGTGGTCATGGGCGATCTCCTATGCGGCGGACAAGAGGACGAGGATCTCCTCGTCGTCAGCGAGGAAGTCAATGGTCGGCTCCAGACGGCGCCGGCGGCCACCCCCGCCAGACGGCGCCGGCGGGATCGCCCCGGTCGCCGTGACGATCGGCGGGTAGCCCGTCAGCGCGAGCGCCAGCGGTCCCGGTGTCACGAGCTTGCTGTTATCCACGATGGTGACGCCCGGCACGAACATCGCCATGACGAGCGTTGCGGCGTCAGGCGTCACCAGTTGGAAGTCCGACGCGGTGACGGTGGGCGCGAAGGCCGTCAGGTTGAGCGCGGCCGTCGTCGGCGTCGCCACGACGTAGTCGGTCGCCGTCACCGTCGGGGCGAACAGGTCCGTCGTCAGGGCTACCAGCCCCGGCGTCGCCGTGATGTGATCGCTCGCCACCACGCCCGGAGCGAAGGCCGTCAGCGCGAGGCTGGCCGCGTACGGGGTGACGGTGACGTGGGCCGTGGTCGCCACCGTCGGCTCGAACGGCGTGAGCGTGAGCGTCGCGAGGTCGACGACGGCCGCCTGGTTGCCGCTCGCGGTGACGGTCGGCTCGAACGATTCCAGCGTCAGCGTGGCGACATCTGGCGTGGCCCACTGGTGCGCCGTGGTCGTGACGGTCGGCTCGAACGTCGCCGTCGTGAGGGTTGCCACATCCGGTGTCGGGAACTGGTTGTCGGAAAGCGGGACCGACGGGACGAACGTGGCCGTCGTGAGTGCGGCGGCCGGTGGAGTCGCGGTGACGTTCGCGGTCGCCGCCACCGTGGGAGCGAACAGGCTCGTGGTGAGGGTGGCGACATCCGGGGTTGCGGTGATGTGGTCGGTCGCCATCACCGTCGGCTCGAAGAGGCTCGTCGCGAGCGCTGCGGTGGGCGGGGTCGCGGTGACGTTATCGCTCGCGGTGACGGTCGGCTCGTAGGCCGTCGTCGCCAACGCCACCGCATCCGGCATGACGATGAAGCCGAGCGTGACCGACGGCTCGAACAGCGTGGATGCGAGGTCCACTACTCCCGGCGTGGCGAGCTGGAAGTCGCTGGCGGTGACCGTCGGCGCGAACGCCGCGAGCGCAAGGGTCGCCAGATCGGGCGTGGCGATGACCTGGTCGCTCGCAGCCACCGTGGGCGCGAACGTCGCAAGGGTGAGTTCCGCTAGGTCAGGCGTCGCCGTGATGTGGTCGGAGGCCGTCACTGTCGGGGCGAACAGGGCCGTCGTCAGCGCTGTCACGTCCGGCGTGGCGGTGATGTGATCTGAGGCGGTGACGGTCGGGGCAAAGAGAGCCGTCGTCAGCGACGCTGCATCCGGGGTGGCCGACTTGTGGTCGGAGGCCGTCACCGTCGGGGCGAATGCCTCGGTCGTGAGCGCGACGAGATCCGGCGTTGCCGTGACATGGGCCGTCGCGGTGACGGTGGGCGCGAACAGGCTCGTCGTCAGGGCAACGAGATCCACCACGACCGAGATGTGATCCGAGGCCGTGACCGTAGGCGCGAAGGCCGTGAGTGTCAGCGATGCGACATCCGGCGTGGCGGTGACGTTCGCGGTCGCCGCCACCGTGGGAGCGAACAGGCTCGTGGTGAGGGTGGCGACACCGGGCGTTGCCGTGACCGGGACGGCAATGGCGTTGCTGTAGGTCGCCGACCAGTCGGTCCACGTCCGAGGATCGGCCGCCGAGATCGTGGGCACGAAGAGCGCCGTGGTCAGGGCGACCAGTCCCGGCGTGACGAGCTGGTGGTCCGACGCCGTGACGGTCGGCTCGAACGTCGTGAGTTCCAGGGCAACGAGTCCCGGCGTGACGGTCTGCGGATCGGGGGCCGTTACGGTCGGTGCGAAGAGGGCCGTGGTCAGGGCGACTACGCCCGGTGTGACGAGGACGTTCGCGGTCGCCGCCACCGTGGGAGCGAACAGGCTCGTGGTCGTGGCGAGCACGCCGGGGGTTGCCGTAATCAGGTTGGTCGCGGTCGTCCCGATCAGCGCGAAGCCGATGACGCCCCACGAGCCAGAGGTGATCCCGTCCGTGCCACCGCTGATCGTCCAGACGCCGGGCATCGCGGCGGTGACGAGCGCCACCGTGCCGTCCGTGCCGGTGGCGGTCCCGTAGGCGGCGACGGGGTAGGCCCAGTTCCCGCCAGTCTCGTTGACCATTGCCGTCAGTTCGCCAACCTGCTGTTCGTCGTCGGTGGCGATGAAGTTCAGGGCCAGCCGGTCCGGGCCGAGTGTCGAGACGGTGGTGGAAGCGACGGTGGCGCTGTTCCCCGCGCCGTTTGCGGTCGACCCGGCGGTGGCGTTCTCGATAACGGTGGCTAGCGTGGTGCCGGTGGAAACGTTGGTGAACTGGTACGACCGGATGTAGACATCTTCGGATGTCGAGTTGCCGCCGGAGATCGTCGGCGCGCTGGTGGAGAGCGCCCGGCCGATGTAGATATGCTGGCGCCCCTCGGTGCCCGATCCGACCGGTTGATTGACCGCGACCGCAGTCCAGACGTTATCGGTGCCACCGAGGTTCTCGATGTTGGTCCCGACGACGGACGTGAGCGCGCCGCTCGTCGTCCCGTCTTGGAATATCTGGACGATGAAGACGCGGCCCGCTGCTTCCGACGCCTGACAGGTGTACGACCACGGGCCAGCGGCGTCGGTTGCGCCAGTGCCCGCATCGCGGTAGGTGGGGGCAGTCATCAGGTACCCGCCCTGACGCGGCGGTACCAGGTGCCGAGGGCGAGCGGCGTCTGGACGGTGTACCGCCCTTCGTTCCCGGCGTAGGACTCGTCAACGCCCGCCGCGGTTACGTCGGCCCACTGGGCCCCATCCCAGTAGGCCCAGCCCGTCTGGTTCTGGTCGCTCCGGTGGTCGCGCAGATCGCCCGTGTCGAAGGTGTCGGCCGTGTCGATCTGGAGCTCGAAGAAGAGCGGAGATGCGGCGGGCGGCATCGTGAACTTCAGCTCGGGACTCGCGCTCATCAGCACCGTGTCGGCCGGAGTCGTCCACGCAATCCCCCCTCCCGCCGTGACCACCGGGGCATAGAGCGTCAGCGCGAGCGCCACCGCGCCTGGAGTGGCGGTGACGTTCGCGGCGGCCCCGAAGAGGAGGAGGAGCGACATGGACTACGGCTGGCTCTGGCGGTCGACTTCGTTGAGCCACCACTGGATCGACAGGCCACTGTCGAGGAACGGCTGCCAGGTGGTCGCGATGGCGGTCAGCTCGGTCATCCAGTTGATGCTCGGCCACTGGACGCGGAGCGGCTTGAGGATGGCCGCCACCGTCTGGTAGTCCTCGAAGTAAGCCATGAGGATGACGCGGGCCAGTTGGCGCGCGTCAGCGGCGTTGATTGCCATGTGGCCCTCCTACGGGCTGGCGGTGGTGGCAAAACCGAATAGGTAGACGTTGACCCCGGTTCCTTGGACTGGGGTCGCCGTAGCTGGAAGGGGTAGTGCCGAGTTCTCCTGGAAGCGCGCCCCCTTGGGCATTGCGGCCATGGCGCTCGCATTTCTGAGGATGGTGGCGGACGTGCTGCTGCAAGTAATCGCGAGCCAGTAGAGACCGGCCGCGAGGGTCACGTCCGTGATGTTGACGAACTGAACCTCAGATGCCGAACCCTGAGCGGTGCTGCCCGCG